ATTCTTGTCAGTAATCTGGTACGCACTTCGGCCGTGTGTTTGTAGAAAAACGGCTTTGGTGAAATACCATTTCGATAAATAGACCGAGCAATCACAAAGGCAACCCGGTCAATGTCTTTGCCAGATGCTATTTTCTTGCGTTTTACCCATCCTTTGATGGCTTCGATAAGTGACAATGCCCCAGTCCCCTTCATGCCCTTAAATTGGCTCGCAACGTCCTCTAACCCCGCTGGAACCCTTGCTTTGCCTTTAGTCCCAAACTCAATGAATGGTGCGTAAAACGTACCCACAAAAACCTCATAATTCATTGCATCCTTTTCTCGGTGTCCAATGGATTGTTGCAATGTCCCACGATCACCGCCATTTGATGCCGCCGACCGCTTTGCCAATGCCTCAAACTCCATTGCCGATGCCTTCAATTCAGCCGAAATCTCGGCTTGAACCTCCTTTTGGGCCGATTCTATCCGCTTTCTAAATTCGTCCAAACCAATCACGTTGGCTTTAAACATTGGCCGTAATTAAACAGTTGAATCGTTTCTCATCAATCCGCTGCACGTTTAACACGGCATAGGTCTGACCGAAATATCTGATTTTCCAATCCCCATTCAAAAACTCACTTGTCCGGAACCAAATCTTGAATGTTTTACCACTTGACAAATTGGTTCGTCCATCGGTCTGGGTGCGGCTTCCCCCGTTATCTGTCACCTCGGCCCAAAACGTGTATGTTTGGACCGTTTGCGACTGATCACCATTGCCGTCCACCGATGTGGTGTACTTCAATAGTTTGATGGGTTTCATATCACCTATCCCAGCCATGTCATCGGTTGTTTAAATGGTGATGCCAGATTTTGGGCCTCACGGCTCAATCCATCCACATTGATGTCACCCCGGTTGATATACCGATAGGCAACCTCTTTGTACATTGCCTCTTTTAGTCCTTTCGGTAGTGTTGTATATCCAGCCTCATAGTTTAGCACCATTTCGGACCATGTTGGTTCCTTAATGATACGCAAACTATTTGAAAACTCATAGTCGGCGGCGGCAATTGTGTCACCACTTGAATCCTTCAATGAGTTAATTGAATTAACTGGCCCAAATGGTATTTCAAACCATCCGGCATAGTTGGTAAACTCAATCTCCCATGTTTTCGGTACAAATGAAAGCCCGGTAAACTCTTCCATGCGAACCCTTGCGGAAGTAATCAAATCGGCAATCAAAGTATTGTCATCGTCAAAGTCCGTAGACAAACTTTCCTGATCATCAATAAATCCCTCCAAACGTAGGTAGTTTTTGACCTCGGCCACCGTCAATGGTTCGACAATGCCGGATTCACTTGTTTGGTCCTCCCAGTCAATCAGTAAGTTGTACAACATAAGATTTTTAAAAATGGGGGCCAGGTCTCCCCGACCCCCGGATACACCACACATCAAACAAACAGCACATAATTAGGAAACGTTGCCGAAATCAGCATAGATTAGGGCATCGGTCCGCATTACGTTGATATCTTCAAAGCACTCAACACGAGCAGTTACCAAGTTTTTGGTAAAGTTGTCAGCATCTTCATAGCTGAACTCTACACGCAAACTCTCGGTTTCTACACGCTCAAGATAGTCGCTATCAATGATCAAAGCCTTGTCATCAGTTACCCAAGATGCACCGATCACGGGAACACCGCAGATACGGATGTTTCCAGTTGGATCAATGATAACACCACCGGGAACTGAATAATCAACCGGCTTTGTTTTCAGTAAACGCGCCCATTGAGAATAGTTAACCAAAACAAAAGATGCGTTGAAATTCGCATTCAGTTGGTTGGCAATCCAGTCAACGAGTTGCTCGGCATCAACAGACGCAGAGGTAGTAGTTGAACCAGTTGCAGCACCAGAAGTAACAGAGAAAAACTGGGCATTCTCTTTTTTGTAAAAATCACGCAGCAACATTCGTTGGAGTGAAGATTGCAAAAATGGGAGTTGAGCCATCATTTGCTTGGAGAAACGAGCAAAACCAGCGATGTAGTCAGAAACTACTTTAACCTCGGTCAGATCGTAGTCAATTTGACCCTTTGCAGAACCTTCAGTTTGAACCGCAATTGCACCCTCGCTTCCGGTCTCACGGTAGGTCACATAAAGACCAGTTGGAGATTGGGTAGTGGGAATCAAATCACGGAAATTGATTTTCTGGCTTGGAACAAGACCCTGGCGAGTGTTGTATGTAGCCTGACCATCTCCGGTCAAATTGCTGGTCAATGTCATGTCGCCAACTGCTTTCAGATCAAGAACCAGTTTAGCATTTCGGTCTTTTGCAAATGCTTTGAACTCGGCTTGCTTGCTTTCAAATGCTTCAGCCATAGTTTCGGCAAATGCGTCACCGAATGATTTTTTGTTGCTGGCAGCAATCTGCTTTGCATTTTTAGCGGCAATCAGTTCATCCAATGCCTTTTGGTTGGCTTTTGCAGCCTCATCCATAGTTACCAAAGTAGATTTAACTTCAGAAACTTGGCTTTTTACTTCATTGATGGCGGCTTCATTAGCGGCCTTCATGTTTGCGATACCTTCGGTTGCAGATTTTACCGAAAGTTCGATGTTTTTCAATTCTTCCATTTTTAGGAATTTAATTGTTTAAGTAGATTGTTAATATTGCTTGACAACCCAGACAAATCCACTGTCGGCTCAACTGTTTCCACAACGGGTTGAGTGATTTCGGTATTCATTAGGGTTTTTATTGCCTCATGTATTTGTGCGGTCCGGATTTCGATGAACTCAAATGCGTCATCGGTATACCGTCCGTCCTTGAGTGATTTCATTAATAGGCCCAACTCTTTGCTCAACTTTTCGTGTTCAGCAACGGCCTCCTCTTTTGTGATTGACTTACCAACCGAGAAAGTCGGGGTTTCCTGATTGGCACCCCATAACACGGCGGACCCTTCATACAAAAACACCTCTTTAATCAGGTTGTAAGGTTTGTCACCTTTTACGGCCTCGGCCTTAATAGTCCGGAAACCGATTGAGTGCTGGTTGATGTGACCGGATTTGTAGAACTCCAAAACATCATTTCCCCAGGTTGTGTTTGGGATGGTAGTAATTCCCACCAAATAATCCCCATCGGTGTAAACATCCGAAAACTTGCCAACCGCGGATTTTAATGACGGGTTGTGATCAGTAAGGTGCCAAATCAAATTGGCCCCTTTCGGTCCACGTTCGGTGATTGTTTTGGTGTAGGCTCCATGATCAATGACATCCCCGTCATGGTCAATGTTGCCCATTTTGGAGATTGCCACCTTTACACGGCGGTCATTCTCCGATACATCCCGGACGGAATCCGAGATTAGTTTTTGTTCAAAATATGTTTTCATTCTCGTCATTTTCAAAGTTGGAGGGCCAGACCCCGGTTATTATCATGTTTCGGTATTGCCATAGCGGCTGGTCACCTCCTTATATTTTAACCCCTATTATTATCTCATTCACAAACGTCAAAAACATTTCGTCTTCCTTCAATATTTGTTCCCGGTAGTTTGGTGGAGTGAAAACGGGTTGTTTCCGTTTTACCGCACCTCCGGTTGTTGGTTGGCTTGTTTTGGTTATTTGTACCGAGTTACCTAATAAAGTAACCTGACCAAATTCAGCCAATATCGAAAACCCAACCGCCCCGTCCTTGCTTATGGTCACATCCTGACCATTTAGGACGAACTGACCATAATCACTAACCAACGAACGATGTGCCGTTATTTGGGCCGTCTGGCCGTTTAGAACGAACTCACCGACATTTGTTGCCAATTTGTAGGATACGGATACCCCAACATTTTGGCCATTTAATGAGAAAGAACTGTTTTGGGCTATTAAGGTCAGCCCGACCGTTATTTGGGCATCTTGCCCGGATACATTAAAACTACCAACGGATGCGGTCAGGGTAAATGCCTGACTTGTTGTTTGTAGGTTTTGCTGAAATAATAACATTCATCACAATAATTCAAAAAGCACCTCAAAACTGATATTACCAACACTCGCAACCGATCCCTGGACAATACGCAAACCGCTATTTTCACGGACCGTAAAGTCCTGAACATCGGCCGCCAAATCACACATGAAATCAATTGAATCGTATGTTGGTGCAGCCGTTTCCTCCGGGAAAATGGCACGTTCGCCAATTACCACTCCACCAGTTGCACCACCAGCCGGAGCCGACCGGGCCGTAATTCCAGCGGGCAAATTGATGTTGTTTGTGTCCGCTTTGCTGAATGTTATGGCCGTCAAACTGGTCCCTTCATACGTTGCAGCCGTTCCACCCGTTCCAACCGCCGTTGTTCGTGTCAAATATAGTTTGACCGATAGTGTACCAGTAACCGCAACCGATCCGTCTTTGATTGGACGGACTGATTTTATTTTCAAACTATATCCTGATCCGGTGGCATTGAATAGGTCAAAAAACACCTTGTTTGCACCAACCACTTGGGATGGCACATAAAGGCGGTATGCTTGGTGGTCATGTTGCAAGGTGACCGGGAAAGGATTAGACAATGAAACATCCCCATCGTTTACCCCGTCAGCCCCTTGAATCAACTTAACACGTTGATATTTCACCCCGGAAATTTCATCCGTGGCAATGGTGTCACCACCAGACCCAAGGTTTAAAATAGTATTGTCAGCCATTATTGGAGTTGTAATATTCCAGTTGAGGGATCAAAATCAATCGTCAACGTATCACCATTTGCCAGCGAAATGCTTGATCCGTAGTCAAACCACGCAATCAGGTTACCGCTTGCCGCCGTACTGTTGTAAATCACAACATACCGGAAAGGCCCAACCGCACCAGTAGCCGTCAAAGTCAAGTCCGTCAAAATCAGTTTGTAGAGGCCACTCGTTTGGCTTGACGATGTTGTTGTGATGTTTCGACTGCTCAAATTGGTGTATGAAATCTGACTAATGTCAGCCAGCACCGAATTGGATGCAGTCGGTAGGGTATTGGTCAGGGCCACCGTCAATTGGTCGGAACCAAGATTGTGGACCTTTTCGGCCAATGCCTCTACGAATGCGTTGAATTTGTTAAATGTTGCCATTATTTTCGTATCACTTTAATCGGTGACTTCAGAAACCCGTTGGCATCTCGCTCAAACTGTATCTCAAAGTCACCCTTTTCGTTAATTGCCATTTTCAAGTCCATGAACCCAGCGACCAAATCCGTCCTCATGTCCCTGATTTCACTAATCACCTCGGCTGAATCCGTGTTGACCTCAACCATTGGTTGAACATCAATTGCTTTCACCACCTCATTCAATTCTGCCACCTTTTCGCCAATCTCATTGGTCTTTTGTCCGATGGCCGCATCGTTTACCCGGTTAAAGGCATAAAACGATGACTGTAGTGCGTTAGTGGCTTCATTGACGGCATTAACTACCTCCGATTTCACCACCTCTTTAACCGACTCAATTTCGGACCTTACATCCAATTTTGCAACCTCGGTTTTCACCAATTGTTCAATCTGGATTTTGTCGCGACTGATTGTTTCGGTGATTGCCTCGGCAATGTCAGTTTTTAATTTTTCAATATCAATTTGCACCTCTTCGGTTTTGTCGGCCTTTACTTGAAAATCGTATTTTTCCTTTCTAATCAATCGACCATTTGCATCCCTCTTTGGTGTGGCCGCCCAGGTGCAACGGCAGTTGATTACCATTGCCGCACTCCCTTTTGGGGCCATTGGGTAGGCAATCCGTTCACCACTCCTTGGATCAATGAAATCGGCTTGAAAGTCCACCGTTTGCCCGTCCATGTGGTAGTGG